TGCGTACATCAAACCAGAATCAATTGATAATAAAAATTAATAATATGAGTGAGCAGGTAGACCATCCACAACATTATGGTGGAGAAAATAATCCATATGAGGCAATTAAAGTTATTGATGCTTGGGGATTAGGATTCTCACTAGGGAATACAGTAAAGTATATCTCAAGAGCGGGTAAAAAGAATAAGGAAAAAGAATTAGAGGACCTTAAGAAAGCGTTATGGTACTTACAACATCACATTGAAACACTATCGAATAATGAAATGGAATCTTAATGAATGGCAAGGACGTTCAAAAAAACAAGTAGAAGATAATAATAAAGTTTTTGGATACTCAATAATTTTAGTTATACTTGGATTTATAGTAGGACTACTTTTTTTTAGTAGTTGTAAATCATCGGAAACAGTAAACTGTGACGCATATAGTAAAATAGAGAACAAATAAAATGACGGAAAATTATATAGGGAAAGTTGTAAATGGTAGTTGTATTGATGTAATGTCAACTATGGGTGAGAACACAATTGATTTAGTGGTTACATCCCCACCATACAATGTAGGGATTGAGTATGATACTCATAATGATAGACTTAAGATGGATGAGTATTGGGAATTTACTAAGAATTGGTTGTCTCAAGTTTATCGTACACTAAAACCTGATGGTCGAGTTGCAATTAATATACCTTACGAAGTAAATGTCCAAGACAGAGGTGGTAGAGTTTTATTCATGGCCGAGTTTTGGGGTGTTATGAAAGAGGTTGGTTTTAAATTTTATGGGTTAGTAGACCTTAATGAAGATTCTCCTCATAGAAGTAAAACAACTGCTTGGGGTAGTTGGATGTCACCGTCATCACCTTACATTTATAACCCTAAAGAGTGTGTTATATTAGCCTACAAAACTGTTTCTAAAAAACAAAATAAAGGAATACCACAATGGATTGGGGTTACAGATGAGATTGAACAGGAAGATGGTTCATTTAAAAAGAAAGTATTATATACCGATGAAGCTAAAAAAGAGTTTATGGGTTTAGTATACGGGCAATGGAACTATTTTGCTGACACTAAACAAATGACTAAAGCGACATTCTCAATGGATATCCCAACAAGAGCAATTAAAATATTAACGTATCGAAATGAAATTGTTATGGACCCTTTTGTTGGTTCAGGAACTAGTTTAGTTGCGGCTGAAACATTAGATAGACGATGGATTGGTATTGAACTATCTGAAAATTATACAGAAGTTGCAAAACAAAGAGTCCAATTATTTGTGGATAAGAAAAAACAAATTGAATTAGAATTTAACGAAGAGGGGATTTAATATCCTCTTTTTTGTTTTCATGATATTTATAATAAAAAAATACACATGAAAGGAATAAAACTTACTGAGTCTGAATTAAAAGACAAAATAGTTCAAATTTATAAAGAGGAGCAATATAAGATTCTCGAAGAAAAATGGAACAAATTATCTAAAGAAGATAAAATGTTTGTTGTTGAATTTGCTAAAGAAATATACCCTGAACAAGCCAAGTTAATAAAAGAATCCAAATGGTATAATACTGTTGGAGATATCGTTGGTATATTTGACCCAACAGGTGTTGTTGATATTGTTAATGGTATTAGTTATTGGAGACAAGGTGATAAATTATATGCACTTCTCTCATTAATATCTGCGGTTCCTTACTTAGGTGACCTTATAGCAAAACCTGTTATTGGTGTTATGAAATTAGGTGGAGGTGCTGCCAAAGCATTTAAAGCGGCAACCTTAACGGGGGACGCGGTTAAAATAGCAGGTGCCGCAAGAAGAGCTGGTGGTCCTATTGCTAAAATGGTTGAGAAAGCACCAAGTTGGGGTGAAAAATTAGTAACCTTTTTAAAAGGTTCTGTAGGTAGAGTTCCTATGTTAGGTTCTGGATTGGTAAAAGTTATTGAAGAGTATGTTCAAATTTTTGGTAAGGCGGGAAAAGAAATGAAAGCGGGAACTGAAATAGGTAAAGGGGTTATAAAAAGTGAGAAGGCTTTAAGTGCGGTTGAAAAACAAGAATTATTAAAACAAATGAGTAAAGACCAATCTTTTAGAGGGTTTAGAGATTATAAAGGAGGTTTACAATCAATGTCAAATAAATATATCTCAGGTGGTATGGGTCGTCTATTTGGTAATAGAGCGACAAGGTCGTTAATGAGAAGAACTAAATGGTATTTAGGTTTATTAGATTGGTTAGGTATTGGTAACTTTGTTGGTCCTGAGGAATTAGAGAATATAGTACCTAATTTAGAGGAAAGAGCTAATCAATATAGTGAGACACCTGAATCACAAAGTTTATGGAACCAAGAGTTTGCCGCAGGTCAAACAACAGGAAGTTCAGTTGTACCATCATTATCTACTGCAACACAATCAGCGTCAACTGCAGTTAAATCAGACGCATTCACATCATTACTTGGTTCACTATTAGGTGGAGGTACAAAAGCATTAGTATGAAAAAATTAATTAAAGAAAGTGGTATTAGAGATATCAATAAGTTAGCTAAACGTTACCCTAAAGCGGAGATTTATTTCCACCAAGATTTAGATGGAGTAACAACCGCAATTGCGATGAAAAAATATCTTGAAGATAACGGGATTAAAGTTGTTGACGCTCATGTCATTCAATATGGAGATAAAGAGTTCTCGGTAAAGAAGAATGATGCACAAGGTGATATTATGCCTGTACTCGTGGATTTTGCACACGGTAAACCAATGTTTGTTATTCATACAGACCACCACGATAGACAAGCAGGTGCTGAAGATACTAAATCAACTTCATTTAGAAGTTCACGTTCAAATGTTGAAACAATATCACAAGTTGTATCACCTAATGAAATATTTTCCCCTGAAGACATCCAATTAATATCTATGGTTGACTCAGCTAATTACGCGGCTAACGAGGTAACTGTTGACCAAGTAATAAATTATTTATTCAAATTAGATAAAGAAAAATCTTTAGGTAAAAACAAAACTGCCTTAGGTTTAGTTGCTAATAAGTTATTATTAGCGTTTAAAAATAAACCAGGGTTTTTAGAAGAACTTGTTATGGTTGGTACCCCATCACTTATGAATCTTGTTACTAACATAAAAAGAATCATGATTGAGAAAGGTTATGCCACTGTACCCGAATTAGAAAAAAACAAAGAAGGTTACATTGAACAAATGAAAAACCACCCAAATGTTAAGATAGAAGGTAACATCATTGTTCAATATGGTGGTGGTAGTATGATGAAACCAGGTTCTTATGACAGGTATACCCCATTTAAAAATAATCCTGATGCGGATTTCTTAGTTATTGCATGGCCATTAGGTTTAGTTCAAGCGTCTTGTAACCCTTACAAAAAAGAACGTGAGTTAAAAGGTGTTAACTTAGGAGAGATTGCTCAGGAGGTACTTGCTAAATGGGAGACTCAATTACAAGAAAGACAAATACCACTATCGACTATTAAATGGATTTCTGAAGGGTCAAAAGGTTTTGGTCCTGAATCTGTTGGTTTTACATTTAAAGATTTTGTTGCTTTATACGGTAATAAATTCAAATCAATGGAAAACGGTAAAGAATACTTAACTGAGATTGGTAAAATGATGGAAACACCATTTACTGAATTGAGTGAGGAAGAGAAAAAAATGTTAGATGGTGTTACAATTAATGCTTGGGATTTAATTCAGGCAAATAGTGGTGGTCACAAATGTATAACAAACATATCGGGTCTTAGTTATTTAGGTAGGTCTAAGAGACCACCAGAAGGAAAGTACAAATATAATGCTGAGTCGGAAGATTCGCCTTATGTTAAGTTTACCAAAATGGTTCAAAAAGAATTGGTGAATGTTTTACAATCTAAAATAAATGAAGGTTAAAAATTAACTTCATCACCGATTTGTAATCCTAATTTTTTTGCGGTACCACCCATAATTTCTAAAATCATATCACCTTCACCACAGTAATTACCGCAGTCATCTGTGGTACAGGGTTTACAATCATGATGAATTTCTGTAATAGTATTACCGTCAATAAAAATGATATCTAACGGAACTACACAATTTTTCATCCAAAAACAATGTTCACCATCACTCATTAAAAATAACATACCATTAAAGGTATTATCAAATTTTTTACCCATCATACCTTTTTGAGTATCTTTAGGAGAAAAAACGGTTTTAACCTTAAATTTAGTATTTTTTAGACTGATTATCATATCCATAAATATATGATTTAATTAAAATAAAAATTATTAAATAAATTTTATACTAAAAGTAAACTTTTCAAAAAAACATTATATTTATCATTTACGAGCCCAACAACCCCTTTCTTAAGTTGGTTAATACTTAAACCCTAACAGTGTAAAAATTGTTAGGGTTTTTAATTTTTAATTACTATATTTGCTTTATGGGAAATCAAATCAACATAATAAATCGTAAAGTTAAATTTGAATATTCATTTATCGAAACTTTAATTGTTGGTATTAAATTGGTTGGCCCTGAGGTTAAATCAATTCGTAGTGGTAAAGTGTCGTTAGTTGATGCTTATTGTTTTTTTGTTGATAACGAGTTAGTGGTTAAAGGAATGAACATTCCTGAATATAAAATGGCATACACTCACGAACCATTACGAGATAGAAAGTTATTACTTAAGAAAAAAGAAATTATTAAGTTACAAAAAGAACTGGTTAAAGGGTTAACATTAGTCCCGTACAGAATATTTTCAAATGATAGGGGATTATTAAAGATGGAAATAGTTTTAGGTAAAGGTAAAAAATTACATGATAAGAGAGAATCTATTAAAGAAAGAGATATTAATAGAGAAATTATGCGTGGTATTTAAAAATTTTTTGTATCTTTGTATTCACAAACACCGATACTATGACAGAGACATTAGCCCAAAAAGAAATTGCAAAAACTAAATATCAAGATGCTAAACGTGTTGCGTTAAGAAGTTATGACCAACGAAAGTTGGCTACTGATGATAATCAAAAAGTTTTTGAGGATTTCTATAATGATATGGTTAAAGTATCTCCTGATTTTGAATTGGTTAAGACACCAAACTCTACAGACTACAAGGTTTGGATTGATAATTTTCCTGTAGAAACATTTACATTAAACTATTTTAATTGTGAAATTAAGTACACAGGTAAATTACCTGAAGCGACCTCAAGTGGTAAAGTTCGTATTGATGTTAGTGAACAACATATTACTCCAAGAGGTTCTTGGAGACAAAAAAACTTAGGTTTTAAAATTAGAACTTCATTAAATTATGTAGAAAGCCCATACTACAAATCAGGTAGAACTGCCGCTAAAAAAGTAATTGAATATGTGGATTCTTTATGGGCGATTGAAAAAGACCGATTACTTAAACAAGATATTAGAAGTCGTGCTTTCAGAGAATTGATGGGTATGTTTAGATTTTCTATGGTTGATTTTGGTACACCAACAAAACCACACGAACCTAATTTCTTTACTGTAACTAATCTTAATAAAACCAAGATTGTCTTAGGATATAGATATGATTCTGTTAACGATAAAATTGAATTCATTAATAAAGATATTATTGTACCTACTGAATTTAATTTAACTTCTTTAGTAGAAAAATTAGGAGAATTGTAAAAAACGCCGTATATTTGTAGAAACAATTAAGGATATGAACACACAGACATACAACATCAGAATCGAGAACGAGAAATTCGGTAAACTTTTGAATGAAACATTCATTGACGGAATCCAATTCAAATTATTTTTGAAGATGGTTAGTGGATGTTTGGAGTTAAAGAATGATTTAACATTCTTCAACGGGACCGATTTCTTAATTAATATTCCTTACAAATTTTTGAAGGATTCAATTATCGTTACATCAACTAATGAGTACAATTTAGCTGACCACGCGAAAAGCAAAATTGAGGCTTTAGTAACTAAATAAAATAAAATAAATTATGAGTATTGAAACAGGATTATTAATATCAATTTTAACGTCACTTTACATTGTTTATAAATTTTGGAAAAAAATTCTTAAAACTTTATTGATTGTATCAGTACTTTCTTTTACTTTTTTAGTGATTAAAGTAAAGAGTGTTTACGATGAATTAGTGTCTAAAAACAAAATTGAATTACCAAAGGAAACAACCATTAACGAGAAACAACTTACTAAAGTATGGGAACTAACTACTACAGAATACCAAGAGCATCTGAAATAATCATCAGATATCAAAAAATGTT